GGCAGTTGAATATGAAGCAATTGACGAACTTGATATTGAACTTGAAGAAGATACAGAAGAAGAAGAAGTAGCTGAGTAAATTTATAGGGGCTTACTTTGCTAGAAGGTAAAGCCCCACATTAGAAAAGGCGTAACCTGCGTAAACAACAGCCATAGAGGGATTTCCTCTGTAGAGTTGTTCAGCAGCAATGTAGGCGTAGATACCGCCAGTTAAGATAATTAACCAAGCACTCATTAAAACGCAGAAACGTCTATTACGTCCCCTCTGAACTGGATATGGTCTTCACTATGTTTAGCCACGATTTCTGGCCATAACAGTTCACCATTAAAAAAGTTCAGCACCACGAAACCAGACCTATGATTGTTAGGATTTATCTCGGCATAGGTAAACTGCGGGCCATCAGTCTCGGCTAATGTTCCTGTATCACAGCCAAATCGCACGCCATTAAAATCTGAAAACGGAGTGACTTTTAATGAGTGCAAGTGTCCAGTAACGATTGACACACCAGCGTTTACAGTATTGTTGTGAGTAGCGTGAATACCACCTTTGTATCGATGCTTAACAATACATTGCTCGGTAGGCCAGACTGCCCAGCAGAAGTCCCACTCTGGGATATGGTCTGTTAACTTAAAGCCTTGAACTTCTTTAAATTGTGGTGCTTGTTGCGCTAAACGATTACCAAATCTAACGTCATGGTTTCCCCATGTAAACAGTAGCTTTACATTGTGCCTAGCTGCTTTAGCGGCTTCCTCAATCTCACCCAATGCACCCTGACAAGCCTTTAGTTCTTGGATGACAGAAGTTTGTGGCTGGTCAGTTACGTCATGTCGTGATATAGATGCCCCATCAAACGCATCTCCGTTACATATTACCGCTTTGGGTTTGAACTCTTGGATAGCCCATAGAAGCCCTTTAAACGCTGTTGTACGCTGTGCAGGGATAAAGTGAGCATCAGAGAACACAATAACTGTTCCGTCCAATATGCCAAGATTTACTTGTTTTAGCGGAGAGAAAGATTTTGGTTTGTTTTTATCGTATTTAACACCACGATGGTCACTTGCATGAAGTGCCATGTTGTAGTGCTTTTCAATCCACCTTCTGCGTAGATGAACTGCCCTATTTGCAATGCCAAGATGGTCAGCTACTTTTTGAGCAGATTGAAGTTGACCCCATAGTTGAATAAACTCGGTATCCGTACAGGTTTCGTTAGCACTTCCCATTGGAATCCTTAGAGAGTAAGTTTTCTAGCAGATTGATAACTCTATGCTCTTGCATCTCTATCTCCTCATCTGAAGATTTAGGGTCTGTAGCCACACACAGCAAGTCATATAGAAATATATGAAGTAACTCATGTAGTGCAGTTCTATCTAGTGAATCAGGCGTTATCTTTTCAGCACCAAAGTCACCAAGTCGATAGGTAGCCAATCTAGCTGTCTGGTTAAACTCCACAGAAGCCATTGCTTCTTTAGCGGGTTTACTACCCTTCTCAATTCGCCAATCACACAAACTCAAAATTTGCTGCCATTTTCTGACACTTTGTGCAAAGATTTGTGCGTCTTCTGGTGTAGGTATGTTAGACATTTCAACACCTTATATGGATATTATGACATTTTAATTTAACAATGCACACTCAGCAACTCTACGCTTTGTTAAACCAGCCAGAACCTTACCACCGCCTTTGTTCCACAGCATCAGTTGTTCTTTAGCACCTTCCCAATCTTGGGCATTGATTTTCCGCTTTAGAGTAGAAGTTTGGAGTCTGCCAATACCTAAGTTATAGCAAAAGTCCACAATGGCATTGCACTTACGCTCATCCGTCATAAGTATTGGACAGTTACGCAAAGCACCCTGTAAATAGGTATGCTCAAGTTCGTGCATGAGTAAGGCACTAGCTACAGCTTCACCTATTGGGCTATCTTGAAGGGTAACTTTGCGCCCATCAGCATAGTAGGTAGAGCCATAACCAATCGTAGCTACGTTAGCAGGGCATAAATAGGGTTTACTTCTAAACCCCTCAAACTGCTTACATAAAGATGCAGCCAGTTCTAAGTTCATATGCCACGCTTAGACAGAGTTCTATCAAGAAACCAATAGTTAATTGTTCCTGACAGCAAAGCAGAAAAGTCTGGAGTCATCATTGTTTTGAAGACTTCAACTGCTGGCGCACCATTTAACCAAGCGTTGTATGCAAACCAAACATGGATGAATGACCAAACAAACAGAACCCAATAAGTGACCACAGGGCGCACGGAAGCAGAAAGTGAGGCTACCCATCCACCCGCTGCTTTTACCATCTCTGCTTGCTGTGTAATAGCGTTGTTAAAGGCATCCATCACACCTACGTCAATTGCAGCTTCTCTTTGTGCGCCTATTTCTGCGAGTTTCTGTTGACCACGTTGGGCTTCCAAGTCGCATTGAAACTTGAACATATTTAGTTCATGCTCACGCTCGTTCTTCTTATCCATCCATTTAAGAACTTCTGGGGCCATCCTAAAGATGCCACCAAAAATAGAGCCTAGTAAACCACCGCTAAGAATATCAAGCATCATCAGTCCCTTTTACAATGTTTAGTTTCTTCGTCATGTGATAACTTTACACCAGCTAAAAGACCAATGAAGCCACCAATAATGGTTTGAAATGCTGGTGAGAGGAGGGCAAAAATTTCGGAGTTATCAACCTCTTTTGCCCATAGACCAAGAATGAAAGCACCCACCATTCCTAGAATACAAATACACAATGTTGCACTAACCATGAAGGTTACATAGAAAGTCAGTCTGCCTCTTAAATCTTCCATATATCCTCACACATAAAGGTCTAGTTTACGATTCTGAAATATCTCCATGCGGAGTCGCTCTTGAACTACTTTTTTAGTATAAATCTCAAACCCTATATCTTGGATTTTTTCTTGAGCCTTCTTTTGTTCCAACAAAGCACGATATTCTTCATGGTGCTTCTCAACTCTGCGCTCTAGGGCATCTGTCTTGTCAGGATACCCAGATGGTCTAACCATTGGGAAAAGGCGTATTGCATCCATTATTTCTCCCTTTGAATTGCGTTCTTATACCCAGATATAACTAATGCTCTTAACAAGTGCGAATCAGAGTTACCAGCCCATTCACTTAAATTATTCCAGATGACGATAAAGTCGGTACTTTTACATAATTGCTGATGTTTTGTAAGCCACTCAAGCATTTGCCTATGTCGCTCAGTAGGGTCATGGATGCCCCAAGCAATAGAGTAAAACTCACGCACACTACATAGGTCTTTGCCTGTGGAGTGAAGTGCTAGAACTAAAACAAGTGCAGCCACCCATTTCACGTCATAGCCCAAACGATGATGTAAAAACACCAGACGACAGTAATGCAGAAAAGGGCTGCGCTTGTAACAGCGAAAGCCCAATCTTTCATTTTTTAATCCAAGTCTGCCAGACAGCACCAGCCGCCATGATTAGACTAGCCACCCACAGAATAGGCTTGGCAGCAGAGGCAATCCATCCCAAGACTTTAAAAGCCCCATCAAGAGCCTTCATAGCCTCTACAAGACCCTTTGTGTTCTTGTCTATGCTATCTACCTTATTTTCGACTTCAACGAGCCTATCGTAGATTTGCTTATGGGTAACTTCGTTTTCCATGATTTTATGCAGACCAAGGCAATGCAGTATTTGCAGGGCTAACTGGAGGAGTAATCAATGAATTGATTTGACCTTGCACACAAGCCTGTGCGTTAGAAATGTCTTGTGCTGGAATCCATCCAATGACAATTGCTTCTGTTAATTGGTCATAAGGAATGACCGCACCTTCTTGGTCAGCAGAATTGAATCGTGTACTGCTATCAATAGACGCTGTATATTGACCATCCACGCCAGTTATTTTCCATAACGCATTGACAACATAGTTAGGGTCAGGTTGTTGCAATGTGTACATTGCTGTAATTGTGGTTGTGAAAGTAGTCATGTTAGTCCTTATGGATGTGATGCTTTATATGCGTCAAGTTCTGCCTTGAGTTCTTTAATTGCGTTAATCATGTACCAAGTCAGGTTATCTGAATCAACAGACATAACGCCTGTGTCTTCTGTCTTTACGCACTCAGGCAAAACAGCTTGAAGTTCTTGAGCAATTACACCAAGTTGAACGCCTGATTTCTTAATAGCATTAGTTGTTGCAAGTTCTGTAATTTCTTCTGGCAAACGATATTCAAAGTTACGAACTTGAATAGCAGTAATTTTGTCAAGACCAGTATTATTGTCAACAATGTTTTTCTTGAGTCTTCGGTCAGAAGTTACAGACCATGTTGCACCATTATTACCTTGGTAAACACCACCACCACCAGCAGAAATAAAACCAGTAGAACTGCCTTTGCCAGCAGTCCCTGCTTGAGTTGAAATCAATATTTCATCTGAAGCACCAGTAGCTGAAGCACTATTGTTAAATCCAATATAGATATTTCTAACACCAGTTGTTAAAACTTGACCAGTTTGCCATCCTAAACAAACATTAGCAACGCCAGTTGTAATTTGAGAACCAGCAGAGTAACCAACATATGTGCTGTAGCAATCTCCTGATGTATTTTGTGAATATCCAGCCCTCCAACCAATGGCAGTTAAAGCACTACCTGTCGTGTTTGAAACAAGAGCCTCACGACCAATTGCTACATTATAATTACCTGTAGTATTCGCATTTAATGCTGCAATACCAACGGCTACATTGTTTGCGCCAGTAGTGTTAGAACCCATTGCTTCGCCACCAAATGCAGCGTTGTAACTACCAGTAGTGTTGTAATAGAGTGCTTTATAACCAAAAGCTGCTACATAAGTTCCTGTGCTGTTTGTGTAAGCGGCTTGAGAGCCAACGGCTGTATTGTTTGCCCCTGTGCTGTTAGTAGTGAGTGCAGCATAACCAACTGCAACACTATTTGCACCTGTATTTGAATTCCCTGCTAGATTACCTAAAAAAGCCAATGAAGCATTGTCAGTCTTAGCATAAACAGTTCCTTCTGTCGTTGGCGTAGCAGAAGAACCACCACCACCGCCAGATGCAGCAATGGTTTGGTTAGGCCATGTGCCAGTAACAGTTACGTTTGTTCCTGCAACAATACTAGGAGTTGCTGTTCCTGTACCACCATTGGCAACGGGAAGTGTTCCTGTAACGCCAGTTGATAGAGGCAAGCCAGTTGCATTGGTTAAAGTGCCGCTTGTAGGCGTTCCAAGGATAGGAGTCACCAATGTAGGTGAAGTGGACATAACAACATTGCCAGTACCAGTAATAGCATTGCTAACCAATCCTTTAGAGGCATCTGTAAACACAGCCCTACTTGCTGTCAAGCTAGACAATATAGGTTGTGCAGTCAGCGTAGCCACACCAGTAACAGCAAGTGTGCTAGAGGCAGCTAACGTAGTAAATGCACCAGCAGCAGCCGTTGTTGTGCCGACAGGCCCATTAAACGAGTCACCAACAGCACCTGTCTGAAAGTCCTTCAGTTGAGCCATTAACTCACGGATAGCATCGTTAATTCCAGATGGCGCACAGCCCTCTGCAATGTTAATTGAGTCAATGTCTGTGTTATTAGCAGGGGTTGCGCTAAATTCACTAATCTTTGTCTTGGGCATATCAGTCCTTAGTCGGGGTTAGCCATTCCAGTTAAATCTACACGATATGGTTTTTCAGTATTTAGAAGACCTGTCATTGTAGATGCACCTGTTAATCCAGCAGCTTTCTTAGCTTCTAGGTCTAGCAAGTATTTTTCATAAGCACTCAAGGCTTTTAATGTCTCAACATTTGCTCTTGGGTCACCAAGTTTAAATAGCATGGGGCCAAGTTCCTCTGCTGTTTGACCAGCCACGCCTTGACCTTGTGCTTTCAAATAACCTAGTGTTCCCCTGAGTGGGCCTTGCTCAATCAGTTGACCTATAAAGCTAGGCTCTGCTTCTAAAGACTGACCAGCAATCTGTCTTTCAAATGTTGCAGAGTTACCCAAGATTTTCTCTTGAGTCTTACGCATCATTGATTCTGTCATCATGTCTTTTTCAAACTGCTTAAAAGTAGCATCATCTGGGAACAATGAAGAAACTCGTGAACGCTCTGCTGGTGAACCAAATATGCGCTTACGAATGTCAGCAGTATCTTTAGCTGTTGTAATCTTTTCTTTTACAGCATCCAAAGCACCGACTTTATAAGCCTCTTGCTCAGATGGAGATAGCTTTGCAAATGTTCGGTTTGCTTCTGTTGCTGTTTGCTTGTAAAAGTCTTTACCTAGCTTAGTAGCATCAAGAAGTTCAGCTTCACCTGCATAAGCAGCCCTCGCTCTACCAAAATCAGGAACAGCAGCATCTAACTCAGATAAGAATTCATTTTTCTTATTCTTATAAATAGTTCCTAATTTAGAAACCTTGCCAAATGAATCTGTTTCTTTTTCAATCAAAGCATCAAGACCACGCTTAATGTTATCAAGAGTTTCAACAGTAGGACGAGACATATCTACTGTACGTCCTTCAGCCGCAAGCAATGTTTGAGCCTCTTTAGCCGCAGTTTTAAACTGTGGTAGTTCTAAATACTTTAATACGTTAGGCTCTGTTACTTCACCATAAGCATAAGCCTTTTTGTAAAGTGGAGAAGACAATTGTTTTTGTCTTTGAGCAATTACTGTTGTGTATTCAAAGGGGTCTGTAAAGCCACCTAAGTATTTAGAAATATCACCTTGGATACGTTCACCTTGACCTGCGGCTCGTTCTTCAAGAGCAGTCTTAGCTGTTTGTCGTGCTGTGCTTGGATACTTCTGAGCAACATCAGCAAGTGATTTAACATTTTCACCAGCAATATCAACAATTCCTACTGGCTTAGTAGCAGCAGCAATCATCTTTTCCAAGTCAGCAGGGCTTACCTTATCACGATATAAAGCCTCTAACAGTTTAGCTTTTGCACGATTTGCGTAGTCAACGCTTTGACCAGTAGCTAATCCTACAGCCTTACCAACTTGTTGGACAACAGGAATACCACTTGTTACGTCAACAACTTTGCTACCTGCCATTCCAATACCTTTAGAAACAGCAGGTGCAGCACCGCCTACAAGACCTCCAAGAGTACCACCAGCTTGTGCGCCAGCCACACGCTCACCAACCCCTGCGCTACCAGCACCACCGAGTGCGCCAGTAAGTGCGCCTGTGACAGCAGATGCGCCAGCCGTAACTCCTGCACGAACCATTGGTGCAGCATTTCTAGCCATTTGTGCATATCTAGCTGTTCCTAAAAATGGCAATAATGCGTATGGCAAACCACCTACAATCTCAGTAGTTAATGCAGTCTTCGGATTTTCTTGACCATACTTTTGTTTAGCAAGTTCAAGTGCAGCTAAGTTTTGCTCGTAACTACCTTGACCAGACAATGATTTCATCAATGATTCAAGTTCATCAGCAAATCCAAATGTTGCGCCTTGAGCCAATGAACGCCCTGCACCATACTCAGAAGTTCTACCACCAGATTGTTTAACAAGGTCTAATGCCTTGGTAAAAGTTTCTTGGGTAAATCCTTCTTCTTTTAGGTACTTGTTAATATCATCAATAGGTGCGTTCTTATCAACCATCGTGATAAGATTTTTACGAACTCGCTCAACATTCTCGTAAGCCATTATTGACCTCCACGCAAAGAATTACGCAGTCTAGGATTTAAACCATATGTATCAGTCATTGATTCTGGCGGTGTCATGTTTGGTGCTTTAAATGATTTACCAGCAGCACCAATCATATTTTGAGTCAAAATATTACGGAAAACTTCTTTATTCTTGATTGTTTGCTCATCATCATTGTATTGAGGGAAGTAGTTAATAAACTCAGCAGTCCACTCATCAGCACCAATTGCTGCACCTGATTCTTTACGCAAGTTAGCACGAATAAAGTTGTTAGCCGCTTGCAAGTATTGCCTACGCTCTGGAGATAAACCACCAACAGCTTGAGGAATAATCTCTGGGATTGCTTTTCCAATTAAAGGAATAACGCTTGTAATTGCTTCACCAGTTTTAGGCGCAGCCCCTGTAGCTAGTTTTGATGCAATTGTGTTTGCAGCTACCATTCGAGCAGCAAATCCAGCAGCATTAGTTTCAGTTTCTGTTGGTTTTCCAGATTTAGTAAGTGGCTTGCCATCTTGCCCCATTACTGGAGTCATTTGCATTGTTCTAGGATTAAATGCCATCAAACCTTGGTCAGTCTCTACAGCTTGGAAACTCACAGGGCCTTCTGGCGCACGTCCTTTAGGAATACGAGAAACTTCTTTTCCATTTGAATCCAATTGAACAATTGCGTTACCAATATCTTGATATTGCAATGGCTTCTTAGATTTTTCAAAGTCTAAAAAACTACCTTCAAAACCTTGGCTTTTTGCTAAGTTATATTGTGCAATTTCAGTAGGTATTGGCTCACGCTTTGGTGCGCCTTTAGCAACAGTTTCAACTTGTCCAGTTGGGCTAACACGAACAAGATTAGCACCTTCAGCCAATGTAGTAAGTTCACCACCCATAGCCTTTTGAGAAGCAATCAACTCAGTTAGTGCTTTACGTCCTTCTGGTGAAGCCATCAATTGTGGCATTGCTCGTTGCAAATCAAATCCACCAGCAGTCATTCCTTCACCTTGACGCTGACCCATTATGTCCTCGCCATAAATCTCTTGAGGTTTAGTTACAGCACCTTGAATAACACCTTGAATTCGTTGTTGTTCAGCTAACGCTTGTTGCTCTAACTGACGCTTACGAATCATGTCTTGCAATTGTACGTTTTGAAGTTGGTTTTGCAAGGTTTCTTGCATACCGCCTTTATAGGCTTTCTGACCTAGTTGCAAACCTTCAGCAATAGACTGTCCAGTATTACCACCTTGGAATAAACGTCCTGCTAGGGCATACAAGGCTTGCGCTTGTGCATCGTCACGATTACGAGCAATGTCAGCTTGTGACATACCCAACAGACCCATTGTGTCTGCACCGCCTGTACCGAAAATGTCTAATAGTCCAGCCATGTTAGTCCTTACCAGTCAAGCCAACCGAGTGGATTAGTTTCAGCAAAATTAGTCGCTGCGTTATATGTAGCTGTTGGGCTACTGTTTAACCAATTGCTACCACTATTCCATAAGTTGCTAATACCAGTTGAACCACCTAAGTTCTTATACAAACCACCGCCAACAGCAGCTAAACCAAGAGCATTTTGTAATGCAGATGTGTCAGCAGAACCACTAGCAGTAGTTTGTCCAACTCGTCCTAATGGGTTGCCATATACCAATGACATATAGTTTTGCAAGTTCTGTTGTGGTTGGTTTTGCAAGAAGTTGAAACGCTGAATATCTGCGCCTAACTGCTGACCTTGGTAACCTTCACGCAACTGACCAGCTTGCAACAACTGGTTAATGTCTTGGTAATCAGCAGCCGCTAACTGAGGCGCAGCACCAATAGCTTGTTGTTGCCTTGCTCTTTCTTGCTCATAGTTCTGGTAAGCAAGTTGACCTGCTGTGTTAGTCAATGCTTGTGCATACTGACCTGTAGCCCTATCTTGTAGGTTACCCATAACACCAGAGCCATAACGCCCTGCTAGGCTTGCTTTAGAGCCAATATCGCCTAGTGTTTGTTGATATTGTTGTTGTGCAGCTTGTGCAGCAGGGGCAAATGCACCTTGAAAGAATGGATTACCACTTAGATAAGCACCACCCAAAGTACCCTGTAATTGTTGTTGAGCAAGTCCAGTTAAAGGATTACCCGCTAAAGCACGAGTCTCTAAGGCTTGAACGCCAGCTTGTGTAGTTTGCGAGGGTGCTACAAAGGTTTCGCCTGTGTAGTATTGTGGCCCACCAGCACCATATAAATTAGATGCTTGTTGCAGACCATAGCTTAAATATGGTGCAATTGCGGGGTCAACTGTAGATGTGGAAGTCGTAGCCATCTTTACTCCTAAAAGTTCGGATTCCGAGATGGGTCATCCACGGAATACATTATACATAAATTATTAAAATCAACCAATAATTGCATATCTATACGTCTTATTTGCCGTTGAATTGGCAAAATGGGTAATCGTAGCCGTACCCTGTCCTTGGGAACTAGCGTAGATATTTGTCAAAGCATTAGGAGATACCAAATTCATGGTAGCAATGACAGATGCTGTTGTTGGTCTAGTAGGGCTAGTTCCAGCAGCATAAAACTGTAAGGAAACATTAGTGCTTGGGGATGACCAATATAATTCAACATAGTCATTAGCAACTAATTCTATAAAGTAGTTCCATCCTGTGACTATATGTCCATCAATTCCACCATGAGAACTAGGAATACCAATAAAGCCAGTAGAGCCAACGACATTTGTACCATTTTTACGCAACCAAACACTTACGTCATGCTCTTGTGTATCTGTATTTTGAAACTGTCCAGACCATTGAAAATTATAAACACCAGCGTTTTTTACATTAACTCTAGAACTATTGCTCAGAGTTACACCATTGGAATAATCAGTAGTGTCTAACGTCATTGCATAGGCAGTATTTGCTGTAGCAATAGTTTGGTCAACAAGGCTCTGAAACGCCCCATAAGGCATATAGTCAGCGTTAGCCGCAGCAGAGGCAGGGACAAAGATAATAACGCTGTCTGGGCCTATCCTTCGGTCTGTCAAAGTGGTAGTTAAAGCCCCACCAGTTGCCAGAGTCAAAGTCCCTGTGTTATTGGTCTTTCCGTCCATGATGCCACGGACTACTTCAGCCACAGCCCTCTGGTCACCACCAAATGCAGGTAGGCTTCTAAACATCAGCGAACCCCTTGTGGCGTAATATCCACATCCACAGCAACAGCAGTTTTCCAGTTAGAGCCAGTAGGAACTAGATTTAATCTATGGTATCTACCAGCACTACGCAAAGAAACTCTGTTATCAGAGTCGGCTGCTACAGAAGTTCCATAAATGACAGATTGATTTAACAGTTGACGAGAAGCTATCGAAATAGAACCAGAACCATTGTCAACAATAGGTCTAGCTAGAGTTACTACTGAGTTAGCCCCTATATCTATATCTCCAGTTGAAATATTCCCTGTAAGATTTGCACCAGTAAATGTGTAAACTTTAGTTCCGTAAGTTCCACCTAAGAAATATTTACCGCCAATAAATAGCAAAGAATCTAAACTTGTTGTCAAAGCGTCAATGCTTCCTGAGATAGCATCTAAATCTTCTAGCGTTAATGCGCCTGATGAGACTTCACCCAAGTAATCAGTATTTGCATCTGCATAAGTCCACTTCTTAGTTGCAAAGTTGTAAATTATTAACTTACGATTTGCATCAACTGATTTGTAATTCCAAATTACTAATTTGCGAACAGGGTCAATAGTGGCAGACATTGTTTTATAGTCTGCCTCACTAGCATCACTAAGGAAGAATCTATCTATCTTCTCAGCACCGATAGGAACAACATTCTGTCCATCGCACATATAGAAACCATCATCTGACAAAAAGAAAGTTATACCTTGGTATTGTGCAATTGAGCCAGCTACCATGCAACCTTTATTCCTAGAGATATTGTCAAACTGGAAGATAAACGGAGTACCCACATAGGTCATCCGAGATATTGAACGCTCTAGCAGAACTATACCAAACTCACCACCACGGATTCCAACAATCTGCCCACCATCAGGAATGTCCTGATAATCAGACTGAGTGTTTACATTCTCTGTCCAATCTGTTTCATCATTGATTGCTGACCAACGAACACGATATTGTTGCTGTACAGAACTTTCGTAAGTATTAGCACAAACCACAAAATCACGAACTACAGTAATGAATTTAGCAATGGGCGCATTAGCTGCAACATCAGAAAAAGTGCTAGACGTTCCAAGCACCCATGATTTTAGCTTTTCAGCGTTATTACAAGCAATAACAGTTTTACCAAACTGAGTAAACCTTACTCTGTCGTTTGCGCCTGTTGTTAAACCTGTATTAACTTGGGTAAGTGTTCCAGATGAACCAACTGTATAAATCTTGGATGCGCCAGCAGCAAATGAATATGTAGTGCCATCTGGTGCTTTTCCAGCATACAAAGAAGTTAGGTTTTCAGCAGCAGCACTAGAAAATGATACAGGCGAGGGGAGTGGCCCGTACCCAATGGCTTGAGACACTACATTTTTAGCGTCTGTCAATGAGCCAGATAAGCCTGTTTGGTCAGGCATCCATTCGCCAAGTGTTATTCGTTGTGTAGCCATTATCTTAACCTTGTCTCAACCATGTATTTGACCCTTGAGCCTGAATTGTCCATGTATTGTCATTAGCAGATACTGGAGTCCATGTGTTTGAATCACTAGAAACAACAGTCCAATTGTTACCATTTGTAGAAACTGGTGTCCAAGTATTTGTGTCTTCTGGTACTGAAGTCCAGTTATCACCTAACCTTACACCTTTAGCCGTAACTGTTGCTAGACCTGATACCGAGGCTACCCCTGCATAAATTGCAGACGCACTAGCGACAACATTAGCATTTGCGTTTATGCTTGCTACAGCACCTACAATCAAACCACCATTAGCTACTACTGTTGCGTTACCAGTAACTGAACCACTTGCTAGTTGCACTCTAATAGCATCAGCCGTTACAGTCGCATTAGCCGTTACAGAAGCTACTGCATTTGCTACGATTCCACCAAGAGCCGTAACAGTAGCATTTCCAGTTATATCTGCAATACCAAACTGGACACGAGTTCCAGTAGCTATTACATCTGCATTAGCGGTAATATTTCCACTAGCAAACTGGACACGAACAGCATCAGCAGTAACAGTAGCATTGCCATCAATAGCACCAGAGCCAAACTGCACCCTCGTTGCATCACAAACTACACCAGTATTAACAGTAATACTTGCGCTAGCTAACTGTACCCTTATAGCGTCTGCTACTACTGTCGCTGTACCATCTACTGCCCCACTACCACTCTGAACCCTTGTGCCATCTGCTGTAACGCTTGCAGACGCAGTTACAGACCCATAGGCATCCCATAGGGTTACAGATGTTGTATAAAGTGGACTATCAAGTGTGAGTGTTAAGTCATCAATGCTAGACTTTAAATTGTCTAGCGAGTCAATCGTCCACGGAGGCAGTAAATCAGCCATCTCACGCCAAAGTAACGCTCAATGAACCAGAAGCGACACGGAACACATCACCAGTTGCAATCGTCTTAGAAGCGTCTAGTGGTGAGTGATACAGCAAGTTACCTGTAGTCAAAGCATCACGGATTCCAATGTGGGTAATTGTTCCCCATGAGCCACCAGCTTGAGGAAACTCAATAGCAGCAGAATTTGTAGAAGCACCATTGCTAGGCGCACCAAAAGTTACAGCTTGACGAGCATAGCTAGTACCAGAACATTCAGTACCAGTATCAGCATCAGTTGGGTCAGTTGTGTATAAAGCAAGATACACAGTTGTTGGTGCTGTGTAAGCAGTTGCTCTCAACGTCACATTGATAAGAGCATTTTCCAAGTAGTTAGACATTTCAGCCATGATTTCACCTTGATGTTAATTTTATTGACAGGGGTACACCAGAGTATTGAGTGCTTTCATCAGACTTGGTGAGAGAAGAAATTGCTCTATCGTACATAGTTCCCCATGTGTTAATACGAGCATCGTTCATTAGATAAGGCTCAGCTTCAATCAAAGAAGCGTAAAGTAAGCCATCAGGGGCTGTAGTCAGAAATACGTTAGATGTGTTACTGCTAGACAAGTATGCTGGCGCAGCGTAATAAAGCATCTTTAACGTATAAACAGCATCAGGGGAAGGTGCTAACTGAAACTCAGAAGCAAGAATAGTGTAAGACCTTGGAACACCAACTTCTGATGTTCTTGGGTCATTGGATAACGATGAAGGACTAGAGTAACTCAATGGAGTTATTGGGTTTGTCATCACAACAAAGTCACGAATCTCTAAGAAGTCGCTAGGTACTTCTACAGTTGCATCAGCTTTGACAGTTAAAGTTGTAACAGATTTAAGCATTTGACGAATACGCAGTTCTCTACGCAAACGATTCTCAGCCAAAGTAATAAAGTCTGGGATGATGCTTGTCAAGTCAGACCTAGCCAAATAATTGGCTATTGAAGTCTGTAAATCAGAGTAGGTAGCAAAACTCATACAACTCCTGTCCGAGTTCTAAAAACTCTGTTATCACGCTCGTTTAACCACGCTTTAAATCTTTTCTCATCAATCACATCAAAGCCACGCATAACGCCTTGTTTATTGAGTTCATCAATAACTGTAAACGGAATAGACGCTATCTTATTACCAAACAACTCATCAGACCATTTAGCACGTTCATCAAAGGAGTTATATTCCTTTTTGTTCTGCTCAATGATTCCTGTAATGTCTTGTTTAGTCTCAATAACAATACCGCCCTCGCCATCAGCATGGACTACAGAATCTCTAAATTTGACAGGGTTTTGCATACACTAATTCTATCAGTTTTGCTAGAAAAAGAAATGCCCCAGAGGGTTAGTCTGAGGCATTTTTGGAGTCACCTAATGATTAGGTCAAGTCAGCAATGATGCCGTGTGCAGCTTCGTTACGAACTTCCAACGTGAACTCAGCCAACAGTTGTGTAGATTCGTTGTCACCAGTAACAGCCAACTCATTGGTCTGGAAGGGACGCAGATAAGCTACAGCAGCCATGTCAGGGTCAAGCAAGAAAGCAACATCGTCAGCAGAGTTAGTGCTGTTCATGAACCTTGAGGGAACAACGCTCAGAGTGCCGAAATCTGACAGGTAAACATCTGCCGCCCCGATGATAGTCGTAGGGGCATTTGTAGGGGCCATGTAACGCTGAGCAGCAATACCAGCAAATCCTGATACTGTTTGCTTGTGAGCAGGAGTAACCATCAAGATTTTAGGATTGCCACCTGCGGTATAAACGCTCTTAACAACAGTTTGCAAGATTGCTTCTGTGAAAGTGCGGTTAGTGCCGTTTGTACGAGCAGTTGTACCAGATGCACCAGCAACGCCAGAAGTGCCGCCAGAGTAGTTGGTAGCCAACCATGCTTGCAAACCACCAGCAGCACGAGCAGTAGAGGAGTTACCATTGGTAGCAACTTGGTTGCTCAACAATGTCAATTCCATATCACGCTTGATTTCAGCAGATGCTTTAGCCAAGTTATAAGCCTTTTCAGACTTACGACCAGCTTTATCTACAGCTTGCAAGGTGTTAGAAATCTTGATTGTCTTCTGTGAAATCTGGCAACGATTTCCCACACGAGTAGTAGGAGAAATAGTAATGTCAGATGCTGTCGCACCTTCTACAGTCACATTTAAAGCAGCACTTGCAAGTGAGTCCGTTTGCCACTCATGGTAAACAGCAGTTGCTTTAGTTTTGCCGATGGAACTCATCATGGGCGTGTCGGTTGGTGAGATGTTATAAATAACATCTGTAAGGTCTTCACGCTGACCAATAGCGGTGTACGTTTGATAGGTAGCCATAATTTAATACTCCAAAATTTATAAAAATCGTTCAAATGCTTTTGCTGCGTCAGTAACTTTTCCAGTTTCACGCAACCTTTGCATAGCCTGTTTATCTTGTGCAGACCTTGTAGGAGGTGCAGAAGTACCACTACGCATCATCTTAGGGGCAGCCACAAGTCGTTTATTCAACTCTGGTTTGCTCTTTTGAAGTTGCTCATACTTCATTGCTTTATACAAGGTATGCACAGCACGACTGTCATACACGGAACTAAGTTCTTGGTCAGACCAACCTACAGACTTCGCATAGTCACGGATTTGTTTCCGTACCGCATCACCCTGTGGTGTCGCTAACTCAGGAATCAGACTAACTAGCTTCTCAGATTCATTACGGAGATGGTTTTGCAGAGAGGCTTGTTGCTCGGCTTGTTGCTGTTGGGCAATGCGTTGCTGTTCATTCCTGACTACTGCTAACTGCTTCTCACGTTGGCTCTGTTCAGCTACCGCTACCGCATAACCGATAGGGTCTGTTTCCTTTAAAACTTCTAAGTCAACACCCTGATGTTGCTGCGTAAGGAAGCTATCCAAGGCTTGCAACTTCTGGGCGTATGCCTGTCGTTCTTGTTTTACATACTCTAAGTGACCACGTTCAGCTTCAATTGCTTTACGTTGTTCAGCTAGAGCCTGAGACTTTTTAGTGTAGTCCGTACCTTGTTGATAACCTTTAATAAGTTCGTCAAGTTCTACTTCGACTTCCTCACCAGATGCCTTGACTTTATATCTAGGCTTTGGCTCATCAGATTCCTCTGAATACTCAACTTCGTCAGTCTCTTGAAGTTCCTCTGGTTGACCTTCGGCTTGGCTGTTGTCAGCTTCCTCAGAATCACCCATCATGCCCTCAAACGCTGAAGCGGCTTGGTTTACATCTAGGCTTTCACTCCCATTAGGGTTGGTGTTTTCCATTTGTCATCTCAATAATCGCCAGAAACCTTCTGGACGGAGGGTAGGGTAAACCCTACAGAATCTTCCACTTCTTCTCTTTAATCACAGTTTCCGAGGCTAAACCTTCTAGGTGTCCTGTAATCAGTTCTAAAGTCTTAATATGTCGATAAGCATCCTCACGCCTATCACATTCTTCTGCACTTGTGTTAATTATCACACTAATCTGTTCATTTTTCAAGTTATCTATGACTTCTTTGAAAAAGTCATCATTTAGTAAGTTTTTAGCCCATTGAGCCAAAAGGTGTTTGTCGGTCATAAAAGAGATTTAATTTGTTTCTTTGTAAGTTTTCCAGAGTTAAGCAACCCAAGGAATTCTTCACCATACTTATCTACAGCATTTTTCTTAATGACATACTCACCAGACTGCAATGAGGCATAACCATCGTCTTGACCAACTGGATTAGAACCCATCAATCTGTTCATGGTAACTAAACCGCCTTTAGCAAAAGCAGTTCCATCACCAACGCCATCACCAATTCCGCTAGGCCCTGTATCCCCTGCAATTCCACTATTACCTGCACTATCGGCTGCTGCGGCTGCTGCGGCTGCTGCCGATGCTGCTGCGGCTGGAGAAGCGCCACCTACAGTAGCACTTGCTGCTGCTTGACCTGCGGCTGCTGCGGCTGCATCTGACATTCCTGCTGCACTTGCTGCTGCTGCTGCTGCCGTTCCTGCTGCTGCGGCTGCTGCGCCTGTACCTGTTGCGCCAGCAGTTGCTGTATTACCAGTAGTAGCTATGCTATCTACGTCTGCTTGTGTAATCGCTGCGTTAGCAGTATTGGCTGTAGCATTATTTATTGCATTTGTTATTGACGCAACCAATCCAAGTGGTAAACCAGTAACCATCCCAACAACTGATGCTAGACCTTGGTTTACTGTGTTTGCCGTAACAGTACCATCAGCATTTACAGTAATCCCTGAGTTTCCAGTAGTTCCAACATTACCGCCATCGCCACCACTATCACCACCAGTAAGACCAGTAGTTGTAGATGTATCGCCTTCAGTCTTAGTTGTGTATTTAGTAATATCAAAAGGCTCTGGTAATTTTCTAGGTTGTGCTTGCAACAAAGAACCATAAGCAATTCTTGGTTGGTCAGGCACTAAAGCACCAATATAGTCTAGCAATGACCTTGTAGGCAAAGACTTCAACTGTGGTGCGTATTGGCTTTGAATACCAGAAATAATGTCCTGATAAGAAATATCTTTAGGATTACTGCCACCAACAAGTTCACGCAGTTGTTCGTAGTTCATGGTTTTCTCACTTAGAAATCATGCTCAAGACATTGTTTAATGATGGCGGTGCTGCTTGCTGTGTTCCAGTTGGGTTATAAAAAACACCACCCCTATTATTTGTAATATAAGCCATATCAGCATCAGACAATGAAAACTTGGATTGCATAGCAGGTGCTGTAAGTTGGTTCAATTGAGTTAGTCTGTTGAACTCAGGAATATTTCCACTAATATACGCATTGTATGCGGCAGATTCTGGTGCTGAATAATTTACGCCTCCAACAGTAACAGGTCTAGCAGCATTGGAGTTAATCATGCTAACAATCTGCTCTGTACTTGGACGATTAGCAACCATCTGACCTGCTAAACGCTTAGATTCAGCAAACGATGGGAACAACTCACGGAATTGACCAACTGGTGCTGTTTGTGTTTGATTACCACCAATGGTATTTATTACGTTTGTAATTCCTGTTTTTGTCCCAGTAGGAGAGTAAAACTGACCACCAGCATTATTGGTTATCCAAGCCATGTCAGCATCAGACAAACCAAACTTTGCTTGCATATCTGGCAATGTGAACTTGTTTAATGCTGTCAAACGATTAAACTCAGCCATGTTGCCATCAAGGTAAGCGTTATATAACGCTGCCTCTGCTGGTGTATATGTTTTGTTACCAATTGTTACAGAGCCATTTGCATTGACTACTGCGCCAGCCGCATATCTATTAGTTCCAGTAGTTCCACCAACAGTTCCACCAGTAACGCCAGTTGTTACAGTTGTTGGTGTATAAAACTTAATTCCAGAATTGTTAGCCAAATAAGCAATATCAGCATCTGTAAAACCAAAACTATTTTTAATTTGAGCCGCAGTTAATTTTCCAGACTGAATTGCGTTATTGGCAGCCGCAATATCTCCAGATTTAAATGCGTTATAAGCCGCAGTTTCTGCTGGCGTATAAGTTCTAGCTGCTTGTGCTTGCCCTGCTTGTGTTTGCGCTTGTCCTGTTTGTCCAGTAGCAGTTAGCAAACCTTGTTGCGAGGCTGGCGCATCTAATCTTGCTTTTTCTGCTGCCCAAGCAGCATCTGCTAGTGGACGATACTGTGGGTTTGTTAAAAAGAAATTAGATGCACCTGTGTCGCCACCAAGAACTTTCTGACCTAACATTGCCAACGTAAATGGGTCATTAGGGTTAAAGTCGGGATGATACTCGTTTAACTGTGTAAGTTTGCCAGTTGTAGGGTTAACAACTGAGTGCTGTACCGAGTTGGCTCTTGAGAACGCTACATTTGCAGCGTACTCTTTAGCACGAGCCGCATTAGCCGCATCTACAACCAATTGAGGGTCAACTGTTCCAGTTACACGATTAGCAATGTAATCGGCAGGGTCATATTGACCTTGAGCATTAAAGCCAGCGATAGTATCAAAAGCCGCATTGATTTGAGCATCTGTCAAACCATATGCAGACTTGGCAACATCAATTAAACCAGCTTGAGATGCCATAGGGTTAGCGGCTAATTCAGCCGCTAGTGCCGCATTTATTTCTGCCTGTGTATAAGCCATGATTAACCTCTAATCTCTACGTTGGATGTAATGCCAGCACCAATCTTCATTGCCTTCAATTGGGCTTCTGCTTCAAACTCTTGTTGCTTCAATGCAAAGTAAGCCTGTTGTTTCTCACGCTCTAATTGCAACTTAGCCATTTCTTTTTCACGCATCAATTGCATTTCAAGAGCAGCCTTCTGTTCAGCCATCTGCATATCAATCTGCATCTGTTGTTGTTGCATCTGCAAGTCAGCTTGTGCTTTAGCTTGGTTGGCTTGTATCTCAGCCTGAGTTCTAGCCATCAATGCTTGAACCTCTGGAGGCATCTGCTGTTGTTGTGGAGGAGGATTACTTAATTGTTGGTCTTGCTCTGGCGTAATTGCTTTGTAGAACTCAGCAGAATCCTTAAATCCTGCAATCTCTACCATGCGCCCCAATGTGCCACGATACTGTGCAGGTGAAACGTAAGGATTAGCAGGGCCGTACTGACCAATCAACTGCTCTTGTTTAGCAAGAACCATCGACAACATAGCCATCTGCTCTTGTCGGTTTCCAGCACCTAAACCTACGTTGATAGACACGTCATATTGGTTAGCCCATGTACGAGGGTCAAACTCTACAAACTCACCACGCATACGAACCATTCGAGCCTTGTCTTGGTACTTACAGAGCAAGTGAAGGATGCCCTTAAACAAAGACTTAACGCCTGTCTCAGCAAAGATTCGAGCAATCAGTTCAATCTTACCTGCGCCAGCTTGTTGCATAGAAGCTACTGCTGCTGCCGTGACATTCTGCAAGATAGAAGGGTCTAAACCCTGTGAAGCATCAGATACACCAGTACGCTTAGACTGTACTGTGTCCAGATACTGAAGCATTGGGAAAGCCTGATTTGCTACGTTCTGCACAACTAACTGTTGGACAGCATTAGGAGACTTGGCACGAATAACACCACCTGCTGTAGATGTAAGCAAGTCATCAAGGTTTACTTGACCTTCCACCGCAACCACACGAGCATTGTTTGTCAGATATAAGTTATCCAACATCTGACGAGTGATAGTGGTCTTGATTAACTGTAGGTCAACTGTTCTGTCAGCTAACGAGTTACCAAAGAACTTGTGCGGAATTGGAATAGGACAAATTGAGTGAAAAGGAACATAGTCTGTTTCCTCAATAATCTCTTTGCCCTTCTCATCTTGAAGAATCTCATTTCCCGCATAGAAAACTTGAGTCAGAGAAGCAATGCCCTTGCCATCTATATCAGTTTTGACATAGCACTCAAAGACTTCAATCTCTTGCATTGAAGGGTCATCAGTCTGAACTTGGTAAGGTTGCTCACCAGCAGCATAACGAGCCACACGCTCTGGCGTATAAGCCAAAGCATCACCCATCTGTAAACTCTCTACTTGGTCTTTGTTGAAACCCATAGCAATCAATGTGCTACGAGTCAACATCTGTCTGTGGGCTACAAATGGGCTATCAGCAATAGTTCGAGCCTTTTTGCTAATCAAGAACTCCTCTGGCGGTACGTTCTCAATCGTTACCTTGCCTGACTTTTTCTTTTGTTGCACAACTACGTTATGAGTAGCACCCATCACAGGCATACCCATAGGGTCTATAACTGGCTGACCCATTGGGTCAAATATTGGGAACTCTGTCGTATCTTGCTCGACAATCTCCATAGTCTCATCACTCATCAGCATTGCTAACTCATCGTTAGTCAAGTCAAAGTAACGCTCTTTGGTTATGTCTTCTTTGTCTTCCCAATAGGCTTTTATGATGCCGTTCTTTTGAAGCAGAGCATCCTTGAACCAATCATGGAGAATAGCCACGCCTTCGTTATCACGGCTAAAAACCCAGTTGCAATACTGTGTCGCTTGTTTTGCAGATGCTTCGTCCTTCGGGCCTTGAGGCTCAAAAACTACAATATCATCTGAGCCTGTAAAGATACGGACTAGGGAAGGCAAAGCACCATCAATGGCTTCTGCAACTTCACCTGTAACGATTGAAGACTTACCTTCTACCTCATTCCCATAAGGTTGACGGAGATACGCTTCTAAAGCCTGTTTGCGCTGCTCTACTGTTTCACTCTCAATAAAGCCAATAGCGTCATCAATTTCAGCTTGCAGTATCGACTTCAAGTCGTTCGTTTCCATGTGCATCCTTTGGAGGGCGACCAAGTTTCGGTCTTGGTGTGGATTGTAACTCTTTTACCACATTTTCCAACATTTCGATGCGTTTTTCAAGTTCTTTTACCTTTGGGGCTAAATTTATGCCCTGCATTTGTACATACATTAAACAATCCATTTCGGTGCTGAGTTAATAGGCTTAGACCACGTTGAATGTCCTTCATCCAATCCAAGGGCTAAGTAGCGGAATGAGTCCGAGCCATGCGATGACCAATCATGCAATGGACGCTCAAAGAATATCTTACGCTTCTCATCGTAATCTCTGCGGTAATTTCTTAGACAATTTAAGCCAATCTGTACTTTTGGTACATTAAACCAACACCTTGGCAATAGTCGCCTTACTGCTTGGATGCCATCGTCTAGTCCCATTCTGGGTGCAATCTTGACTTCTAGCCCTGCGTCTTCAAGCATTTCCATGCGGCTTTTACCAGTTCCAAGTTCCCTGACCCTAACGTCATGCGGAAGGATGTGTTCAGCTTTGAGATAATCGTTGTCCTTAATCCACTTAACGTAGTGGTCTAAACCTACGCCATGATTCTCGTAATAGTCAATCAGTCGCACCTCAGTACCCACTAACTGAGCCACCCAGATAGACGTAGAGTCACCCATACCCAAGTCCCAAGCAGTAAAAGTTCTGCTCAATTCCTCTCTGGGAATCTCCTGCATATGCTTCTTTTCTTCTAATTCGTTCAGCATTTGCCCATAGTAAGAGCCTTCTACAGCAGCGTCAAAGCTACACTCAAACTCTTGGCGGTATTTATCCTCACCCATCTCATTCTTAGCCGCCTTCAGTTCTGTGTCATCCACTACCCCTGTCTCTGAGGCTTTGAACTCTAACAAACCCCACCCATCCTCTTTCTCAGCCCTGTCTCGCAGTTCTTTAAAGTGGTTGTGTCCACGAGGCGTTCCAATGAAAAGGCAATAGCCCTTTCTGTCAGCTAAAGCAGGTCTAACAATATCTGTCCATATCTTAGGATTCTGGTCACCAATTTCATCAAGGCAGACCCCATCGAAATATTGCCCTCGGAGGGAATCAGGATTGTCTGAGCCGTACAACTGGATTCGCCTACCCCAGAAGTCCACTCTCAGTTCTGAGATGTTGTTAGTCCCACCTAAAGGTTCAGTATATTTAACAAGATAATCCCAAGCCACCCTCTTAGCTTGTCCGTAGGTAGGCGCAATGTAGGCATACCTTGGGGCTTCCTTCTGGTTTAGCACCGCATCACGGATTAGATGGTTAAGAGCAGCAACTGTCTTACCAAAACGCCTGTGAGCCACAACTACTGCAAACCTATGTGCTTCCAGTAACTCGTGAACCTTTAGTTGGTGTTCCCTTGGCGCATAGGGAATTTCGATTACTTCGCCCATGTAACGATGTGCTGGAGTGGTTGGTCAGAGTCGCCACTTATGGTTACTGAAGCCATGTCAGGCATTGATTTACGCAAGAGTATCTCAATAGCCTTCATCCTTGTAGGACTAAGTTCCTCAGTTTCACCAAGTGCATGATTTTGCAAAACATTTAGTAATTGACTTACTTGAATCTTTTTGCGTACGTCTTCCTGATGAAGTTTGTTTATTGGTCTTCCGACTTGTGCCATTTTGTTTGACTCCTCTAGGGTTGGTCAAGGTTGCTATACAAAGAATAATGTGGGATAATTATAGTTCAATAACGTCTACAAAGGTATATATGAAAGTCATCATAGACAAAGTAAGTCCAAGCGTTTTAAACATTGACCTTGATGAAGAAGCCATGAAGTTATCTAACGATGACTTGTCTATCCTACTGGAAGATGCAAAGCGCAACATTGAGTCGATGCTTCTCAGTCTCTACGATTCAGTCGAGTAGACCTTTACTTTTTTGGTCTGCTAGGTACTTGTAGTAGCGTTCAATCATTTGCTCATCTACAATTTGAGATACACCCTCTTTGCGCTTCTCAAGTGCGCCAAGAACCATGTTTCTAATGTCGCCTGTCTTGCCAGCAAACTCATTACCAAGCAAACCAAACTTTTCAGCCAATAGCACCTCAACTGGTAGACTTTGACCTAGTGTGCCTTCATACTGACCTGTAAAGTCGGTGTTATACGTTCTGTTAACAGATGGACGCAAGTGCATTCCTTCTGGTGTTGACAAAATTACTGTATTGCCAACATAGCCTTTTGGTACACCAACTAACGCAGGGTCTGTCAATGCTGCGCTTATATCTTCAGCATTAAAACCAAACTTTTCTTGGTTTTCTTTAAGATAGAACCTGTCTGTAATAGCTTTACGCAATTCACCTGCTGTTGAACCTACGCCTTCACCAGAATACATTTGAATTCTGCCTTCTTCAGACATAATTCCTTTAAAGTCCTTAAACGGATAGCTTACCTTGCGGTCTTCGCCTTTGCCCTTGGCTACCTTAAAGTTTCTAATGCTATCGTCAAACTCTTTAAGAGATTCTTTTGAAAGGTTTGCTTTGTCTGCAAAGTTTAATAATACTTCTACAGGCATAACAGAGAAATTCTCAGAGCCAGAACCCATTGTTACTGGTAGGTGCAATATCTCACCAGTTCCACCAGCTTCTACGTTTTCCATTCGAGCCATCTTGTCTCTGTCACGGATACGCTTCGCAATACCTAAATTAGATGCGCCAGCAATACCTTGCTCTATGTGGGCTAAGTCTCTAGCGTAATCTTGACCACCATGCGTAATTATTGGGTTTGCCAATGCTTCGTCAGATACGCCAAGAATTTTATAATTTCTGCTTGTGCTATCCCAAGGCATAATCATTACGCTTGAGCCTTGGTAGTCTTCTAACTTAATTGGTGTTTTGTCTAACAATCCACCCATGAACTGACGCTCAAACCGAGTGCCTACAGATGGGTCAGGTTTTAATGGCGTAGTTTGACGATAGACAGCACTTTGAGTACCCTGTGACAAATCTTGCAATAGTTCAGCAGGAAGACCACCTCGTTCCATAATCTGTGGTACTACTCTCTCAGCTACTCGCTCACCAGCCCTACCAGCAGCCATAGCTGCTTTATTTGCACCTGATGGCATTGGAGATAGTGTCAGTAATGCTTCAGCAGTCTCTGGCTTTAGCAATGGTACGTTAGCCCTGTTGACGTTGGTCAATGCGTCTAACAAACCTCTAGGACTATCTGCGTATGCTGCTCTCTCTACTGTCTTAGGTATTCCTGTGCTTTCCAACAAATTACCCAGACCTTGCAGTTGCTGAGTGCGCCTCTTATCTTGCATGAACGCAAGTAAGCCTTGGATAGCATCGTTAGATAACCCTGTTAATGGGTTAGCGTAAGGAGTAGCCCTCAAGTCAGCCATTATTTCATTCTGCCCATCTTACGAGCAGCTTCAGCTAAAGCAATGGCAATACCCTGCTTGGGATTTTTAACTACTTTACCGCCCTTACCAGAGTGCAGTTCGCCTTTGCCAAACTCGTGCATTACAGCACCAACTTTTTTCTGTCCAGCTTTGTTCAGTTTAGTTTTCATCATAGTATTCACCATTTAACCTTGTTAGCCCAATACGCTGCACTCATCTTACCATTGGCAATGTTCTCAGCATGACGAGCCTTAAATGCTTCGTTACGCTTACTGCCATCAGGAGAGCCTTTTACACCCTGTTGACCAAAACGGATGAGTTTTACATCCTCACCAGACTTAGCCAATACAGCGTGAGACTTGGTAGGATGGTCAGGAGTCTTCTTAGGCTTGTTGTAGCCAGAAAACTGCTCTGAGCCTCGTTTAATCATTTCTTAGGCTTCTTTGCTTTGTTCTTTGCTGTACGCTCACCACGGATAGGCATGGGTTTAGGCGCAGGTTTCTTTTTGGCGGTTAGACTAGGATAAAGTCCCATCATCTCAGCCGCTTGCATATTAGTCGTCCCCATTGTCTTCTCCCATATCAGAGTTAGCCATTTCAGAATCGTCAGTAATCGGGCCACCAGTTACCCAAGCCGTACAAGTACGTTTGGCAGCACACTTAAAGTCCCAAATCTCGCAGTAACCTAAGTCACCAGCTTCAATGACTTCCCAAGCGTCAGTCTCGCTATCACCTGTTGCCAAGCCTGATTCAATGCAATCCATCATTTTTGTGGTTTGAATGAAAGCAGCGCAGTTTCCGCAACGAGACTTTTTAGCCTGTTCTGGGGAGTTTCGCCATACCTTTGAGACTTCACGCCAGTAGCCAGCATTTGCCTCATTAGGATTCATTGGGCCATAGTTAGCCTTATCAATGCCCTTTTGACGATTCTCAAGATTGACAGATACGTCACCTGTGGCAACTGGACACGCTTCGCCTTTTTTTTCTTGGCTTTGTATCTCAATCTCAATTTTTACGGAAGGCTCAAGTAAACCAGACATGGTTATCCCTATGGAGTTTATTTATTATCTCACAAAAAAAAAGAGGGAACAAGTCCCTCTAAAGTCTCAATGGCAACTGAGTTTTACCATTGTGCGCTATCTAAAAAGATTTGCAAGCGTTAGATTTAAAACATCCATCTCGTCTAGCTTCATAACCTTCCAAATCCTAGCTTGCCCATGTATTCCATTAAATGACCCCTGATGGCAATCTTTGCATAAAGGAATACATAAGTATTGATTATGTTGAACAATATGGTGTGCATCGCTTGGCGGTGAAGCATTACAGACCCCACAAGGCATTTCTTTAATCTTTGCCAAGTGCAGCCGTTCCCTGTTATTGGGTCTGTTGTTCATCTGGCAGGGCAGTTTCTGCCTTCGTTACAGTTTCCATAGCAAGGAGGGCAGACTTTCTTATTTCGGACATAAGAAGCAAAACTATGTGCTGTGTCCCCAAATGGCTTCATCTGCTCAAACTCTTGTGCTACTTCTTCAAGAGTGTCATTTCTGATTTTTCCTACTATTTCGTTAGTTTGACGCTTGCGCCAGCCAAACGCTTTTAAAAGTTCAGTCATACAAAAACCTTATTAAGTAGATTACTCCAGACCAAAACGCCACTAGGAAAGCGACAATTAGTCGCCAAACTGCCTGTTTACTGATGCTCGTATGCCATGATTTTTGCATGGTCAGCTTCCTCCAAGATATGCTTAGAAAGACGCATACAGCCCTCAATCTCTAACTCACGGAATTGAGCCTCAGTAAAGATGCCCATGACATTACGTCCTTCAAACCAGACCTCATCGATGTTCTCGTTGTAAGTGCCTTCTTCGTCTGTCTCGTATGTCATCACGACAGTAACGATTACAGAGCCTTCGCCAGTAGTTGTGTCAAATTCGTATTTCATTTTGTAGTCCTTAAAAGTACCCTTGCGAATTGCTTGGGCTGACGTAAGTATAGCAAACTAAACAAAGTATTTACTAGGTGTTTATACCTACTCTGTAGTTTTTACGCCAAGACGTTCACTTGCTTGCTCAGACCGCCATATATCTGCCTTCATTTGGGCAGCAATCATCATGTATTTCAGGGTCTCCTCACGAATGGTAGCCTCTTGTAAGCCTCTTAATAATTCTTCGTACTCTGGATGGGCATAAGCCTCACGCTCTTGTGCTACACCAGAATCTATGCCTCTTGCCATAGCCTCTTTCATCAACAAAGATTTTTTTGTACGCAAGTAATTTTCTATAAAAACCCTTTGAGCCTTAGCCTCAGCAAATTTGCATGAATTTTCAATGATAAATTCGATGGCTTTGTATGGTGCTTTCACTTGACTACTCCAATCATTCTTAGTGCTGCTTCTGGGCAATCTATTCTCGCCAAGGTACTACCAGACCAATTCTCAAAAAAGTCGGCTTGTAGCTTCGTTAAACGCTTTCTAGGCCCTGATTTCACCTCCACGCAGAAGGTATGCCCTTTGTAGCCAACTAAAAGGTCAACTGGTAAGCCAATAATCCAGACGTATGCGCCAGCACCTCGCAAGGCAGAAACTATCTGGTCTTGGTTAGCATCAACTCTTGCTGCTCTCCTCATTTCGTAACCTCGTCATTCTGTCCCTCAAAAGCAAAGTATCTGACTTTCCTCTGATTCGTTCCAAGTCCACGCACACACCCTGCCACCATAGCAACGCTTTGCTTGAGCCAATCGTCAATTTCTTTTTGTTGAATCTGCGTATCCACTCTCTCGCTTCGCAGTCCTTGAAGTGTTCTAATTCTGCTGGAGTCATTTGTAGGCCACTCAAAGTTCATGCTTTTCTCACTTGTTGAGCAAACTGACGAACAAAGTCTGGCATTGGCGCAGCCTTTTTCGCATCAGCTTTAATCTTTTCCAAAGCAGGGTCAGGCTCATTTGATGGCGCAACTGTGAGCCTTACTCTGTCGGCAGGGTTTGGTTTAACAGCAACCCAATCAGATTTAAATGTTTGCCAGTTACGAACAACAATTTCGTTTAAAGCGTTATCCAGAGTCCAACCTGCAATTTTTGCTTGCTCTCGGATTGACTTCATTACTCGTTCAGTAATCTGTGCCTTTCGTGCTTTTCTTTGTTTAACAAAAGAATCCCAAACTTCAATTGAAACGCCTTCTGGCGTATCTGTCTCTGTCTCTTTCTCTTTCTCTGTCTCTCCCTCTGTCTCTGGGATAGCACTTTGCTTGCGTTCTGCTAGCACTCCGCTAACAAGTATAAAAAAGTCGTTATCAATCAATGGCTTAATACCATCTTGATATTCTTTTTTGGTAATGTGCAGACGAAAGACTAGCTCATCTAGTGAGCCATCAAAAACGCCATCTTTTGATTCACTTGCAAGCAACCAGAGCATAGGTGCTAGTGCTTTGCTAGCAATAGGCAAGCGCATATAAGACCTATCGTTTAACAGGTCACGATGTAGTTTTATCCAAGGGGGGCATCTGTCTTTGTAATGTTGAAAGACTGCCCAATTTTTTGGCTGTAAAAGCATAATTTTCCTCGCTCTGTCCACCCACTTACAAAAAGAAACAATGGAAGGAGGGGAGGCTCTCTTTTCGATACGCTCATGACTTCGTATCTATCCATGCTTCAAAAAATTATACTATATTTTCTGATTATTTGTGATACCAGAAGTAAAGTATGGATTGCCCTTGTAGAACTGGTTAGCTTGTTGCTTCATTACTCGGTATTCAGTTGATGTAAAAATGCCCTTGGCATTACGAATATCAAATGGGTTTAGCTTGTTGTAAGGCTCATCGTTAGCGGCTTTGGTAGCCTCAATCATGCGAGGCTCTAAGGTGTACTTACAGACCCAAGAGCGTCCAATCTTGATTTTCTCCATAGTTAATTCTTTCTTGCGGAACATTTTTTTGCAAGCAGCCACAATAGAAGTTCTAGGAATTCCAGTTAAGTTTTCCATCTCTTGTGCTGTAAGTGAGCCATTCTGCAAAGCCCGAATAATTACTTGTTGAGTCATTTGAACCACTCTGGTCTGAGTTCTTTTAGTTGATAAATGCGTAGTTTAGGGATTGTCTTCCAATGAAAGACAGCAGCCCTAGTTATGCCGAGGATACGAGCAAGCTCACTCTGTGAGCCAGC